AAGCCTCAAATTTCTATGAATCTGTATGTAAAATGAACCCCCAAAAAACCCAATGTTTACGGGGTCAAGAATCTCTATGATAATCTATGTGAAATGGACCACCAAAAACCCCAATGTTTTCAAGGCCTCGAATCTGTATGAAAATCTATGTGAAATGGACCCCCAAAAAACCCAATGTTTTCAAGGCCGCCACTTTCTATGAATCTCTATGCAAAATCAAAAAACCGAAAAACCCAATAAAATTAGGCTTTTGACTTTTTAGATGTTCTGTATGAGAGATCAATAAACCACAAAACCCAATAAAATTAGGCTTTTGACTTTTTACATATGCTCTATAAACAGTAGGAATTTACAAAAACCCAATGAAATTAGGGTTTTGACTTTTGACGTGTGCTCTATGAACAGTAGGAATTTAGAAAAACCCAATAAAATTAGGCTTTTGACTTTTACACTATGCTCTATGTGCAGTGCCAAAACCACCAAAGCCAATAAAATAAGGCTTTTTATTTCTGCTCTAGTTGCTCTATGACGGGATGAAAAGAGAACCCCAATGAAATTAGGCTTTTAGCTTTTTATGTAAGGCTGTGTCAAGGATGTCAAGGTCCAGGCCCAAGGGTTCCACAAGCAGAAATACTACCCCTTAAAACGGCTTAAAAGGCCCTTATTAGGCCAAATAAAGCTAATAACCAAGTCGGTCATCATCAAGTTGACCAAAAGTCGAATCATTAAGGCGAAAAAACGCAGTATTTACAGAATCAGACACGTTAAAACGAATAACAAAGTCATCAGGCGTTATAGCAAAAGAAATACCATCAAGAACAGACTCCCTAGCAATTTGAGATCCCTCACCAGGCGGGGTTATTTCAATTTTTAAACCAGCTGACAATTCAAGGCCCAAAACACTTAATTGGTCCGCAGCAGACAAAGTGTCAACATTTAGAACCATTGATGAAAACCTTGGTAAAGCATCCTTAAATTTAGCCAAAAGGAACGATGCAGCCAAAGCAACGTCGGCATCAGTTGCATTTAAAAGATTAGAACGCTCCAGGTAACGTTTTAAATATTTACCTTGACTAGCTGCGTCACTTGCTGACTGAGTTGAACCACCCTCACGGGTCAAATTTATAACGTTGTAAATCAAATCATCATCAACAGGTTGCTCAACTTCCAAATAAGGAATGTCGGAACCATCATCAGAAAAAACAACAGACGACGCAGACGGAAATGAAGCGTGCCTATTTTTAAAATTTAGAGTGCCATCAGCACCAACAAAGAATGAACCGTTCTCGCTTTTTTCAATTTCTTGAATTAAAGATAAAACGTTGGTAGATTTATTTATTGATTGCATATCAGAGTTACCAGTGTCAACAGAAGTAGAACCTGAAAACGAAACCTGAGCATTACTTAATATTGAACTTACCATAGAACCTGAATCAGTAGAACTAACAGTAAGTGCGTCAACTTCAATATTCGCTAATTTTACAAAAGCATCAGAGCAAGATACCTGAACCTTTGAAGTTGTTTTATTTGGATATTGAGTAACCCAATCAGTGACAAAACCATTATAAATATTAGTGTAAGACGACTCACCAGCAACTAAACAATCAACAACAACCTGAATCAATGGCTCAATGCCAGGATAGTAAGGACCTGATAAATTAGCAGGGTTAAACCTGCCATCGGCAGAGTTTTCTAAAACAATTTGAGCAGTGCCTGAACTAAAAGAGTTTAGATCCCTGGACCTTCCACGATTTATGCTGACTGATTGAACATAGGAAGTGACGTCAGTAAGAGTAACAGCACCACCTAAAACGTTTCCTGAGGTAAGCCGACCACGAACTGCATCATCCAAAGTAAAAACGTTAGGAGTAAAGCCAAAGCGAACTCTAAGAGTTGGTGCAGCCATTAGATAACATCAAAGCCTGAAATACGAAGTGGAAGTGGACCATTTGAACGTTCAAACTTTCTAAGCTCCTCAACAATTTGACGACCGATGCCAGCACCGTCCGCACCCATGCCAGCATTGACTGTAATGTTTACGTTGGTCTGGCCAAGGTTGCCGCCAGCTCTCGACAACGGAATCACAGCCTCAGGCCCACGTTCGCCAATTAAGGCGGTCGTTGGTTGAGATACAATCCCACCCTTGGCCAAGCGTGGGATAGATGGCAAGTCAGGCGGGTCTATATCGATGCCAAAGAATGAAAAACCCAGGCCTGAATTTAGACTATCTATAAAGCCGTTGATTTTATCAATTACTTTATTAAAGACAAACTTGACCCCTTCAAACACGACACCAGCTGATGTTTTTAGAACCGTCGAAATAGTTTCTAAAAATGACTTACCAAACTCTTTTAATTTTGGAGTAATAAACTCCTTAACTTTTTTAAGACCGTCAACAATTACTGAAGTTAATACTTTGACAATATCCCAACCCGACCTGAAAAAATCTAACAAACCGTTAAAAATCGCTTTTAAACCCTCAACAGCCAAATTAACATCGCCAGTAAATAAACCAGTTAGGAAGTCAACCCAGCCCTTAAAATAATCTTTTAACTTAGCGAAAAAACCAGTTACAGCGTCAACAGCATTCTCAAAACCCTGCTGAAACCCCTCACCTTGAAAAAACTCAATAAAATTAGAAAATAAATTTTTTAAAAATGCAACAGATCGGTCCACAAAGTCTCTAAAAACCTCAACATTGTCATAAGCAAAACGAAAACCAGCAGCCAAACCAGCAATCAAACCAAGCACAATAGTAAATGGACTAAACAGTGCCAAGAACGCAGATGCAAGAGAAACAACAGATGCAAGCAGGATCCCACCAATAACAACAGCAAGTCCAGTAAATGCAACTTTCGGGTTTTCTTTGAAAAAATCACGGATACGGTCAAACACTGGAGTAAGACGCTCCTCAAGTTTTTCAAAAGCAACACGAATATTATTAATTAATCCTTGAAACTCAGCAGAACCAATAAACTCTCGAACATTATCACTGAATGCTTTGACTCTTGGCTCCAGGCGTTCAAAAGTAGCCCTGGCATTTTCAATAAAATCAGTTAAAACAGGTGCTAATTTTTGACCAATATCAATGACAAAAACATTAATCGCTGCCTTAATTTTATCCAGGACCAGGCCGATACCTGATGCACCAGTTTTGAATGCTTCATCAGTAGCACCAAAAGACTTGCCAGCAGCCTCAAGTTCAGCAGCAAATTTGGCCGCACCTTTACCAGTAAGAGTCTGTGCAGCATTAGCAGCCTCAACCCTTGTGAAATAAGCAGACATAGATACACCGTTTCTGTCGGCCTCATCTTTTATTAAAGCAAGAGCAGACTGAACGTCACCGCCCGACTTAATAAAAGTGGCGAAATCCTTACCAGCAAGTTCTTTAAATAATTTAGAAACCTTAGATGACGGCTTGGCCAACGCAGAAAATATAGCACGCAGCTGCGTTGCAGCGACAGACGTAGGCGTTCCAGCAGCCGTAATAGTAGCCAAAGCAGCCGTAACATCACCAAAAGCAACACCAGCAGCCGCAGCAACAGGTGCAACCTGGAACAAAGAACCTGACAATTCGTCAACGGTGGTCTTACCACCTTTAACAGCCGTGAAAATTAAATCAGATGCCTCACCAACAGTGATAACGTCAGCACCAAAAGCATTGACAACAGATGACAAACCATCAACAGCAACCTCAAGAGTTGTTGCACCACCAACAGCTAGCTTATTAGCGGTCTCCAGGAACGCAAAAACATTATCAGGCGGCACACCAGCAGACAAAGAGGAATACAAAGATGGGATGACTTCCTCAGGCAGCTTGCCGATTTCTTTTGACAAAGCAAGAACGTCATCGGTCATTTGATCCATGGCCGCAGAAGTTATACCAGGCAACAAAGTAAAGACTTCAAGCATTCCATCCTCAAAAGCACGGAACTCACCTATTGCCTTGGTTGCAACAGCACCAGCAGCAACACCAATACCAGCAAAAACCTTATTTATTTGACCGCCAACACGGTTCATGTCTTGGCCCAAAGCCTCGAATTTTTTACCGACGGCTCCGACTTTACCTAAAAACTTTTTAGTGTCAGCTAAAAACTCAAACCGCAGCGTTTTCTTTTCCATTACTTACCTTTAATAGCTTTTTTAGCTAGTTTTAACATTTCATCCGCATACTCAGCAGAGAGTCCAGGCACAATCCTAGCTATAGTTTTTTCAGCAACATAACCGCCATACCTGGTCCCTTCAGGGAATCCACCCTGGCGAGTCCAAAAGTCGCCAACCCACTCCTTATAAACCCTACGCTTCATTTTTTCAGCAGGATAATAAGAACCCTTGATGCCACCTTGACCTTGCGGCCTTGCAACAGCACCTCGCTGAGTTTTACTCAAAGTATTTGACGGTGCATCTTTGGCCTTACCAACCACAAGGTTTGGTATAAATTGATACTTACGACCAAACTCCAGGTTTCTAGCAAATTTATTAGTTTTACGAATATCCAGGAATGCCGTGCGATCGGTTCCATTACCAACATAACCAGCAGAACCTCGCTGCCTTTTAGGCACAGCAGAACCATCCTCACGTTGACGCATTGCTTCAGCACGAGTTTTGGCCTCAACTTCTTTGGCCAAAGCCTTATGAAATGACCTAAACTCCTTACGAACCTCGCCTGCCTGTTCCATGCCACGCAAGCCAAAAATTACGTCATTTAGACCATCAACAGCAATACCTGAGCCAGCCGTCTTTTTGGTTATACCTTTAGCCATTACTTGCTCGCTTGCCTTTCCTGTTCATTCCTTCTTATAAGTGAATTTTGTAAGCCAACAAAATACTCGATCGGTAGATGAGCCACCTCGATAGGGGATAACCCCGCAGCAACTGCGACATCGCAAATTAAACTGACAAAGTGACCCTCAACTAGTTTGGGGAATCATCCCCTTCAAGACCGTCAATACTTGCAACACCCTCAAGCCATTTATCAAATGACTCAGAAGTTCCAAGACGTTTTGATGCGTGCCAACACAAATACATTAACTCCTCAAATGCTAAATTTTGAAGTTCAGCAGCTGGACGAGTTCCAAATTTACGCTCAACAGCAACAAAGTCAATAGGCCTTAAATCAAGCTCTTGCTTAGTTTCATCCACATACACCAAAGTGAGCTGGTGTAACCCTGATGTTCCAGCCACGACTAACTCGTAGCTCTCGTTATTGTGCCAGAGGTAGGCCAGGTCACCGATGTGGTGGCGAGATCCCCTACGGCATTTCCAACAGGAACATGCTGAGTTACTAAACAGTTACCTGAGTAACTAGGGTTTGTTGAACTTACAGCAGAACTAGTTGGCTTAACTACGAACGCAACAGTGGTCGCAAGGATTGGAAATAAAGTAGCATCAATCTCAGCAGCAGCAAAGTCACTGTTGAATTCTAAAGAGATCGAACCGTCTTTAAGGCCACCCTTCCTTGACCTAAAAGTTGCACCCATGGCAGTGTCATCCTGCTCTTCAGCCGTAATGTCTAAAGTTACAGAACGAACGTGGTCACTCAAATCAACTGAGTTAATAGTCACTGACGCATCAGTGAATACAAAAGTAGCCATAAAATGTCCTTTTCTTTTTTTACTTACAACAAGAATACTGAAACCAGGTGCATTTTTGGTATTAGTGGCCTAGACGATCAGCAAAAGTAACATGACAAAAAAAACAAGAAATAACCGTGTCTAGTGGCCATTTGTAGCCGATTTAAGCCATTTGTAATATGCCTAGGCCCAATGGTAGCCTAGACAACAAAAACCCGTTAGAACGCAACGTCAAAGCGAATAAGGCCATATTTGCTAATTTCAATGATTTTAGGCTAAAAAAAACCAGGCCCGCAGGCCTGGCTTTATTTTTCAGTGACTTGACCGTGAGTCAGTCAAACATTCCAGGGAAAATAATGTCACCATCAGAATAAGTCACTTCATCAAGTTGGTCAAAGACCTCCTCAAGACCCTGCAAACATTCCTCAAGCATTTCATACTTAAGAGTTCCCTCGAAGTTGGTGCCTTCCAGGTTTTCTTTCCATTGCTCAATCTCGAACTTGATATCCTCGACTTCTTGCTTAGCCTCAAGAACACGGTCAACCGCCTCATTTAGACGAGCGACTCGGCTCTTAGACTTTCTCAATTGCTTACGGTCCCAGTGCCTTTTGACTTCATCATAGAAGTTATTGAGCTGACGGTCCGTAATTACCAACTCACCAGTGGTCCAATTGACCTCAGGATTGTTGGGTAGCTTAATAACGACAGGTGGCTGAACCCGCCTAGGTTTTTGAGTCATAACGACCTCCTTATTTAAGTTGCTAACCATGCGGGTAGCTTAGCATAACTATAAGAACTTAGGTCGGTCTTTTTCTTTTTTGATCAACTTTCGGTAAAGTTTGTTATTCATAGAGTCAAGCCACCAGTAAAACTCCCAGTAAAGCTCGAATTTTAAATTAATTAATTTTTGTAAATTTATCTTTTTCATAAGGTGCCTCCCAGCAATGAGCAGACTCAGACCAATGACCCCAGCCTTGCTCTGTTTTGTAAACTAAAAATGATGCATAACGGGTAGATAAATATGGGTCAAAAGCAGACCCTTGAATTTTTAACTTGGACTCCACCCAGGTCCAGGTTTTATCAATAAACTGCCATAAACCCTTTGCAGATGAAGTCGGATTTTTAGCAGTGGGGATCCCCCAGCTTTCGCAGCCAATAACACGGTAAGCCGTAGAAAAGTCCTCAGGCTCAAAGTGGTCCTCAATAAGGTCATGCCACTTAGTCCCCAGGACCCAAACATCCTGATGGTCCTGACAATGTTGATAAACAGCAAGGTCCTGCATCGTTGCAGGCAACGACAAGGAACAAGCCATCAGTAAACTTATCAAATATCCCCTAAGTTATTTTCTAAAGCCAATGGTCAACAACCAAAGACCAAGTGATACCAGTATAGCAATGCCAACTATATCCTTGGCGGTTCCAGTTAGAGTCAACCAGGCAATAAAAAAACCAAGCAAAGTAAAAGTTTGAGCCAGTGTCTCTTTTAATATGCTTTTCAGCCAATTAAAAAACTTAGAAAAACTAATAAATTTAAAATTATTTTTATTAATTTTAATGTTTTTTAACAGCCCTGTTAATTTTTTCATCTTATCCTCCTAAACGGCACAACACTAGCAGAGATAATCTGACTAGCAATAATAACAGGAACGACGACCTCCTGTGCCTTTTCTTTTTGTTGATTGGTTAGGTCATCACCCAAACTTGATAAATCAATTTCCTCAAAATCCACCTGGAAAATTACAGCTGGATTTTCAAGAAACTCCTCAACTTGAACCTCAACAACAACATCGGACAAGTTATAGTCCTCAACGTCAGCATTCTCAACAGCACGCTCAACATACACCTCAACAGCTTCAGCAACAGCTTCATCAGACTTTACAGCCTCAGCAATTACAGCAACATCATCAGACTCCTCAAGGCCCAGGACTTCAGCAACAACCTCAACCTGCTCCTCGGTCAATTCCTCAACGTCATCAATAGCAGACTCAACAACTTCAGCAACAACAGCAACCTGGCTCTCGGTCAATTCCTCAACACCAACCTCGACAACATCCTCGATAATTTCCACCTTAGTCTCAGGCTCAAGTGACTCAACAAACTCCTCAACAACCTCCTCGACGTTTTCAGTTTCTTGATCAGGCAACTCAGGGATGACATCCTCAACAATTTCAATAATTTCTTTTTCTTTAGGCTCCAGGACTTCATCAGAATCAAAGTCCTCAATGATTGGCTCAGTTTCCTCGACATCAGGCTCAACAACAACAATCTCAAAGTCCTCAGGAACGTCAACAATTATAACTTTATCCTCGACACTTAAAGAGTCAAAGTCAGTCTCCTCCTCAATTTTTTTAAGAGTGTCAACAAACTCCTGGACCTTTTCATCATCATCGCCAATTATTTCAGCAAGAGGGGAGTCCTCAATTTCTTTTAGGATTTCCTCTTCTTTTTCTTGGTCTAAGATTTCTTGATCAGATAAATCAGGGTCATCTTTAAGCTCCAAATCCTCGCCCTCAAGCGAATCCTCAGAAGTTTCAAACTCATCTCCATCCTCAACAAATTCAGTTTTTTCATCATCAATAACAATAACAGAACCATTGCAGTCGTCGCCTCTTTCCAACTGAGCGTCAGTAAGTGAGCATCCATAAAGGTCCTCATTTTTGGCTCTTTCTTTATCACGGTCAAGTGTTCCATCCTCAACCTCAACCTGGGTATACTCAACTTCCTCACCACCAATCTCAACAATTACAGGCGGCAAAGTTGTAGTGGTAGTTGGCGGCGGAGGTGGAGGTGGCGGCGGCAAAGTTGTAGTGGTGCTAGAAGTCGTAGTAGACGAAGTAGTTGACGACGAAGTAGTTGACGACGAAGTAGTTGACGAAGTTGTTGTCGTAGTTGAAGTATCGACGCAGCTAGAACTTGGTGCAGACCAATCAGCAGAACCAACAAAAGGCTCCTGGTTTGGAATAGAAATAGTCAATTCATCAGTAAGAGTGCTAAAAGAATTATCAGTGTCATTATCAGCACGAATTTTGGTCCTAAAAGTTCCGTAAGGGTTCTCGAAATAAGTTTTTAAATCATCAAGTTTAAAAATATAATACTGCCAGGTTAAATTTTGACCATGACCAAAAGAAGTCGATACGCAAAAGGAACTAGAAGTGTCGATAGCAGAATCAGAGATCGTGAAAAAAATGGTGTATTTTTCAGGCGGGGAGTCCTCAAAGCCATCAGACGAGTAAATGCCAACAGTTAAATCACCAGTAGTCGAATCCAAAGCTAAGGATTGATTATAAGGTGGTTGAGTAGGCACATGGTCAGCAAAGACTGGGAACGGAGTAATCAGAAAAATGACTAACCCAACACGAAGTAAAGTATTTAATTTGTGAACTAAATTAATTTAATTTAGCCTTTATTTTTTGGCGTCCACTCTTCAAGGCCATTCTGTAAAGCGGTCACAGCAGCGACAGCTCCAGCAACGAGTGCATTAGTTAAAACATCCATCTCAACCATCCCAGTCCCCGATGCAGTTAGAATACCAAGAAAAGCCTGAATAAAAGTCCTGAGAGTTCTAATCCCAACTTTTATGGCCCAATCTTTGAAATCCATTAATTGCTCCTAAATATATTTAGACAAAGCAATTGCGGTCATAAAGTCGATTGAGCCAGTAGGTTCTAATTTTTGATCGCTTTGAAAAGACTTCACAGCCTCCTCGGTTTCGCCGCCAAAGTCAGAGTCAGCTCCAAACTTAGGCAGACAAGCAGCGTCCCATTTAAGCAGTAAACTCTGCAAAAACTTCACATTTAAACCATTATCACCTTTAGACAACAGATGCTCCTTATTTTTTACAATTTTATCATTAGCAGGCTCAGGCGAAACCTGGCCTAGATTGACATACTCAATACTTACTTTTTCGCCAGCAAGCAAAGCATCTCGAACTTTTGGATACAAAGCCTCATACGCAGCCCTGGACCTACCAATAAAACCATCTTTATTTTTATCAAGGTCCTCTTGAGTTTGGCCGACCAATAGACAACCATAGGTGTCGAATTGATCGTTACCAGGGTGGATTAATATAAACTGAAAATTTTTGACGTCTCTTATCCAAAGCATGCCCTGATGCCAACCAGGACCAAAACCGTGCTTTGAATCATAATATTTTAAAGTTTTAGTATGAAAACCGCCAACAGTTCTAAAAGTTATTTCATACTCGCCAGCAGGAACAGCCGTCTCACCGTAGACCTTAGGCCCACTGCGGACTTCATCCTCAAGAGTAAAGCACTCCTCAACACCATCAATGTAAAGCGTGCCATTGGTCGCCTCAGTGCCTAGCTGAGTCCTAACAACTTTTAGCTTCATTTTTAAGGTTTAGGATTGTCGGATTTAACTTGAGCTATATGGTCTTTCCAAGTTGTAGTGCCATTAATTTCGTCATGATAC